AGCCGGTGTTAGTGGTTTTAATAAACCAAAACGTACACCCAATCATCCTAAAAAGTCTCATGTCGTTGTAGCTAAAGAAGGCGATCAAATTAAAACTATTCGTTTTGGTGAGCAAGGTGCAAAGACTGCAGGCAAACCAAAGGCAGGAGAATCAGACCGAATGAAAAAGAAACGTGCGTCATTTAAAGCCCGTCATAGTAAAAATATTGCAAAGGGTAAAATGTCTGCGGCATATTGGGCTGATAAAGTTAAGTGGTAGGGGTTGACTTTTCTACTAAAATGTGGTAGAATAGTGTGATATAAATTAGGAACTAAGATGACATACTTAGATATTGTAAACAACATACTACGTAGATTACGAGAGCGTACTGTATCTACAGTAGATGAAACATCCTACTCGACTTTGGTGGGCATCTTAGTGAATGATGCAAAAGAAGAAGTTGAGAATGCATGGAACTGGAGTTCATTACGCCAGACCTTAACAATTTCTACAACGTCTGGTACATATAGTTATGAACTGCCTGCAACGCAAAGTCGATTAACTGTATTAGATGTTGCAAACGATACAGATAATTTCTTTTTAGAATACAAACCATCAATTGAAATGAATCGGTTGTTTTTAACAACAGCGGTTTCATCGGCTTCTCCAAGATACTATAGCTTTGATGGGGTTGCAAGTGATTTAGATACAAAAGTTCGTTTTCACCCTATTCCTGATGGTGTTTATTCAATTGATTTTAATATTGTCTTGCGTCCTTCGGCTTTGGTTAATAACACAGATCAATTAACTGTTCCTTCACAGCCTGTTTTACATTTAGCATATGCCAAAGCTGTAGAAGAACGAGGCGAAGACGGCGGTGTTCCTGCATTATCTGCCTACAATACAGCACAGCGTTCATTATCAGATGCAATTTCTTTAGATCAAGGAAAGCACCCTGAAGAACTTATTTGGAATGCTCCATGACAAAGCCTTTACAGTCAGCCAGTATTGCCGCACCGGGATTCTTTGGGCTTAACACTCAAGAATCTTCTGTTACGCTTGAAGATGGGTATGCACTCGTTGCTGACAATTGTATCATTGACAAGTATGGACGCTTAGGTGCTCGTAAGGGTTGGCGTTATTTAACCAGTGGAAGCGATGGTGTTGCCTTAGTAGGTGCTCATCGTTTTGTAGATATCACTGGTTCTGAAACAATTATTTCTTGGTCTGATACAGCATTCTATACAGGCATTGGTACACTTACAACAATTACACCAACAACAGACAACACCATTACGGCAGGCAACTGGCAGTGTGCAACATTAAACGATAAAGCATACTTCTTCCAGAGTGGTTATAAACCAATGGTGTATGATCCTGTTGGTGGAACAATCACAGATGTCGAAGATGAGTCTGATTATTCTGGTACTGCTCCTAATGGTAACACTGTACTGTCTGCATATGGACGTTTATGGGTTGCTGATACCATTTCAAATAAAATGACATTGTACTGGTCTGACCTATTATCTGGTAGTGATTGGGGTACAGGCTCATCTGGGTCAATTGATTTAAGCATGATCTTGGTTAAAGGCACCGATGAGATTATTGGTATCGGTGCTCAAAACGGTCAGTTAATTGTTTTCTGTAAACAAAACATTGTTATCTTTGACGACAACACAGGTGGTGCTTCTTTTGATCCTGCAACTATGCGATTGATTGAAGTCATTAGTCGTGTTGGTTGTGTTGCTCGTGACAGTATTCAGAACACTGGTCTTGATATCTTCTTCTTATCTGAAGATGGACTACGTAGTCTTGGTCGAGTCATCCAAGAAAAATCACTACCTATGCGTGATCTGTCTGCAAATATTCGAGATGATATTGTGCAGGCAACACAAACAGAAACGGTAGCAGATATCAAAGCTATCTATTCTGAAGACAATGCATTTTATTTATTGTTGTTCCCATCATTTGAACGTGTGTATTGTTTTGATACACGAGCGCCATTACCAAATGGATCGTTACGTGTTACTATATGGGATACACAAACACAAACTAATATGTTGTCTTTACCTAACGCCGTATACTTTACACAAACCAACGGCATTGCAGATTACGCAACCTATCAAGATAATAGTGGTTCATATCGAATGAAGTATTATACGAACTACTTTGACTTTGGTAATCCATCACAATTTAAAATATTAAAGCGTCTTGCTACCACAGTGATTGGTGGTTCTGCTCAAGACTTTGTATTAAAATCTGGTTTTGATTATACAGATGCATATCAATCATATCCTGCAGTATTGCGTACCAAAACTGTGTCAGAATATGGAGTAGCTGAGTATGGTTTAAACAATACAGTAGTAGCAGGAGCACAAGGAGCTTCAACGATTACAGTTGAAGGAACTCCAGATGTACATTATACTGTAGATTTTCAAACAACTCAAGATGCAACCTATGATACTCCATTAAAAGTTTGGGAAGATACGGATACATATTATTATTCAACTGATGATGGTACTCGTACAAGAGTTACATTGTATACCCAAAGCGGGGATTACAGCACAGAATATGAAACAGGAACTTTATCAGAAGTTGTGCGCTCTGCAAGTGGTGGTACAGGCAATGTATTACAGATTGGTTTTGAAGCAACAGTAAATGGGGCTGAATTATCCATTCAAAAACTAGATATATTTGTTAAACAAGGTAGGGTCTACTAATGACTGATTATACAAAACTTACAGACTTTGCCAGTAAGGATACTCTAGCTACTGGTAATGCCGCAAAGATTGTTAAAGGCACAGAGATTGACGATGAATTTGAGGCTATTGAAACATCAATAGCAACTAAAGCTGATATTGCATCTCCAACATTTACTGGAACTCCTGCGGCAGATACAGCACCGGCATCAACAAATACAACACAACTTGCAACTACAGCAATGGTACAATCTGCATTAGCTCAATCAGATATTGTAGACACTGCACAGATTGTCGATGGTGCGGTAACTTCTGCAAAAATGGATACAACTACAAACGGCTTTGGAACTCGCACAGTTAGTACATCTGCTCCGTCAGGCGGGGCTAATGGTGATATTTGGTATAGGTACACTGCATAATGGCTATCGGTGTTTATGTTAAAACCGGTGACACTTGGGAGCTTCAAGACGAAGTGCATGTATACGATGACGGTGCATGGAAAGAAGCGACTGAAGTTTGGGTCAAAGAAAGTGATGCATGGCAGTTAGCTCATGCAAAGATTGATTTAGATTACCTTGTAGTAGGCGGGGGTGGCCGTGGTGGTGAAGGCGTTCCTGACGGTACTGGGGGCGGCGGTGGCGGCGGTGGCGGCGGAGGTGTCAACTCTGGAACATCGACTGTTTCTTTAAACGCTGATTTCTCCGCAAGTATTACAATTGGTGATGGCGGTGATACAGGAGTAAACCCCGGTGAATCTGGTGGTGACTCTGAAATTACAGGAACCTTAAACATTACTGCAACAGGCGGTGGTGGTGGATATCGTGGCTCCGGACAAGCCGGTGGTACTGGTGCAGGAGGTGCCGGTGGATCACCAAATGGTGTGCAAGGTGGACAAGGACGAGACGATACTAACGGTTCTGCCGGTCAAGCAGGAACTGTCTGGTCAGTTAATTCCACACGTTACGCAGGCTCTGGTGGTGGCGGTGGTGACCCGTCAGGAGGAGCAGGAGGTGCCGGTGGTGGTGGTGCCGGTGGTGGCAGTGGTTCAGGTGGTGCCGCAACATTCTACGGTGCCGGTGGTGGTGGCGGAGGTGGTGCTACAGGCACAAGTCCCGCAGGTGGTAATGGATATCAAGGCATTGTGATTGTATCCTATGTTAATGCTAACCAACTCTTAACAGGCGGCACAGTAACTACCACAGGCTCTGGAGATACTACACGTCATTTCCATACATTTACTGGTGATGGATCATTGACAATCAATACATTAAGTATTTAATGATTAAAACACCAGTATCTATACAGCCTGCATACACTATTTATTATGAATACTTTGAAAACAAAATATGGACACATGCTGATGTGTACAGGTGGACACCAAAGATTGCCAAAGAGTTTGCAGACGTACACTCATTATTAAACATCATTGCAGGACAACCATTCTATTGCGTGGTTGATAACTCAAAACTAGAAAAGTTTGTAAAGAAACTAGGATACCAATTTTTAACTGATGTAACATGCATCGATAAAATACAACGGAGTATATATACATATGGGTAGTATAGTAAGTGGACTGTTCGGTAAGGGCGGTTCAGGAATTGCGGGGCAAGGCATACAAGAGGCGGCTCGTCGTGCTGAGTCTGCTTACTTTAAGCCCTATACAGTTACAACAGGCATGGGGACAGCAACGTACAGCCCGGATACAGGCTTTGCAACTACATTGTCTCCAGAGTATCAACGCATTCTAGGAACAGCACTAGGTGGTGCGGAAGGATTGTTTGGTCAAGTAGCGGCCTTTGATCCATCTGCTAGAGCCGCTGAAGTGTATCAAGAACAAGCGGCCTTGCTACAACCAGAGTTCCAACGTCAGGCAACAGAGCTTCAATCATCCTTGTTTGGTACAGGACGGTTAGGTCTTCGCATGGCAGGAGAGTCTGCAGGATTAGGTAGGGACTCAGGCATGGTCTCTCCAGATGCATTAGGCTTAGGTAGAGCACAACAACAAACACTTGCACAGCTTGCGGCTCAATCTCGTGCTCAAGCCTTTGGTGAACAAGCACAGCTAGGTCAACTTGCATCAGGCTTATTAGGTGCAGGAGCACAAATCAGTGGGCTTGAACAAGCATTGATGGCACAGGGACTCTCTGCTGAACAGGCTCGTGCGGCGGCGGCATTGGGTGCAGGCAACCTTGCTATTTCACCATACGCTACAGCCGCTGATATGGCTCAACGTCAGCAAGAAGCTACTGCAGGATTCTTCGGTAGTTTAGCGGGTGCAGTAGGAATGGGAATGGGGGGATAGAAGCAGGTTCGTCTGCGTCACCACCGAACTGGACAGGAATTACTGCATTTAGTCCTGCTGTTCAGAACTACGCAAGCACTTTTAATTTTCAACCGATAGGAACACCCATTCAGTCACCTTGGGTAGCATCACAATCAAGATTTCCATTTAGGTAAATAATATGGCAAAGCAAAGTACAGTCTATTCAATGTTTGGGTTAGAGACACCCCAAGAAGTAGCGGCCAGAGAACGTGAACGCGCTTTTGAATACCTAGCAGGACAACGCACAGGATATCAACAAGCCGGTGCAGGAATTGGATTGCTACTTAAAGGATTATTTGGTGGTGAATCAGAGGCTATGCAACGCTCTAAAGAAGGTGCGCGTATTATCCAAGAGGCCAGAGCAGAACGTGGTGATGAAGGTGCTATGCTTGCTGAAGCAGAAGCAGACGCACGTCAGCGTGGCATGGCTGAACTTGCTCCTGAACAACGCTTACGCAACCAATTACAAGCAAGCTATGATGTCTACAATCGCATCGCTGATCGATTAGAATCTGCAGGCTTCTTAGCTGAAGCACAAAATGCAAGAGCACAGGCTTTGGATGCCGGGACAGGATTGTTATCGTTAGAAAAAGAACTTGCACAGATCGAGCTAACCAAAGCAAAAACTGAATCCGAACTTACTCCAGATGCTGTAGACTTTAAAAATGTCAAGACGTATCAAGATTCTGCAACGGGTGAAAAGTTTTTAGGCGGTCGTATTGGTGGAAAGATTTATAATTTAAATACTGATCCTCCGACTTTGGTAGCCAATGCAATTGAATTTACACCGGGAGCCGCTACTCCAATCAGTAAAGCCGATGTTGGGGTTACTCGTGGACTACTTTTAGGTGACGAAGAGTTTGCAGATTTAAGCATTGAAGATCAAACACAAGCATCTGCAGAGATTACTGCACGAGTAGATGAGATTATGAGATCTGCATCAAGTCGAGGAGAACCCGTCAACCAAGCCGATGCAACTCGACAGGCTCTTGCAGAAATAAAAGAGCAAGGTAGAATCCAAAAACGTCCTTGGTGGCAAACTGGATTTGGTTTACTTGGAGCAGAACAAGAATTAGTTGACCAATCTGACACGCAAACGATTACTACCCAAGCGCAATATGATGCACTGCCTAGTGGAGCAACATACGTTGGTGCAGATGGTAACACATACAGGAAACCTTAATGGCTACAGATCAATTCGGTGGAGTTCTTGTTCCTGACATCACAGTTGTTGTAGACAAACCGACTGTTGATACGTTTGGTGGAACATTAGTTGAGCAATCAGAGACTGATGAATTTGGCGGTGCGTTAATTACTGAAGACCCGGATGTATTAGAGCAACTATCCTATGGCTTTGATGCTACACCATCGTTCTCAGAAAATATGGCATTGTGGGCGGAGTCTCGCATGCCACTTGGAGATATCGTATTCACTGATGATGGGATTGATTATCGCAGTCCTGAAGAACTATACGGTCAAGACTTTATAAATGCTTCGCCTGAAGAACGCCGGGTTATGTTGTTAGATCAAAGACAAAAGCAGATAGAACAAGAATACGCTGATGTTATTAAAGCAGGCCAAACAGATACACTAGCCGCACAGATTGGTGGTCTTGGTGGTGCCTTAGCTGATCCATCAACATTGCTTCCTGTCGGTGCTACTTATCGTGGTATGGCTGTAATTGGTGGTCTGCTTGGCTTTGGTTATGACTCTGCAGATCAGCTTGCACAGACCGGACAAATTGATCCGGTGCAGGCAGGAACTACAGCGGCTGTTACTGCTGTCGCTACTCCTGCAGTTGCTATCGCGGCCAAGACAGTTGGTAAAGCAATTGGTAATACTGTCAGTAAAATTACTCGTAAGAAAACAGATGATATTCAAGTGCGTGACGCATCAACCGCTAAGATGGATGAAGTCAATGACGCTGTTGCTGAAGCTGTTGTCAAGGGTGTGCCTGAATCTGATGTACCAAAGTTCGTGCAGAATCGTGTACGTATTACTCCAGATGAGTTTGAAACAATTGTTGCTAACTCAGAAACTAAATTTAAAATTCCTAGCCTTGAAGAAGCTAAACTGATTGCAGAGGCTAAAGCATTAAAAACAAATCCTATCAGTGCTCGCTCAAAATTCCCAACCATTGACTCTTTGTTTGGTGCATTGCACACTCGTGTTAAAAATATTTCTCCAACAGTTGCAAGTGGGTTACGTAAATTTGAAATGCGTAGTCATGTTAACTCTGAAAAGTATATGCGTCGAGTTGAGCCATTCATCAAAAAGTTTAACAAACTCAATAAAAAAACACAACAAGCTGTATCTCGCCATCTATTCAATGGTAACTTCAACACAGCAAAGGGGTTGATGAAGGCATCGAATCCAAAACTTGCTGATGACTTTGATGAAGTTCGGAATGTACTCAAGAATCTTTATGATGACATGAAAGCCGCAGGATATGAAGTTGCTGAGATACCTAACTATTTCCCACGTTTAGTCAAGGATGTCAACGCACTGCGTGAAAAGCTCAGTGGTACTCAGAATGGAATGATTGAGGCGGCATGGAAAGCACGGGCTAAACAACTTGGTACAACAGTTGCAAAGCTCCCTGAGGAAGATAAGATTCAGATTGTGAATAACATTGCCCGTGGTTATGTTCCTAAAACAGTTGGGACTAAGTTGACCTTTGTTGAAGGACGAACTATTAAGAATGTCACTGAAGATATTCTTGATGACTACGCCAATCCAATGGAGTCTTTACACGCATATATTAGACAGACCACACACAATATTGAGAAGCGTAGATTCTTTGGGCAAAGTGCTAAAAACAAAGGCATGGCTGATATTGATCTTGAAGAATCTATCGGTGGCTTAATTACTAAAGAGATTGCTAAGAACAATATTAATATGCGAGACCAAGCTGAACTTGCTGACTTACTGCAATCACGTTTTGGTTTTGGAGAAAAAGCTCCTTCTAAATGGATTCAAGATATTCGTAACATCAGTTACTCAACAACCATCGGTAACCCAATCTCTGCATTGACACAGCTTGGTGATGTTGGTGTTGCTACATATGTTAATGGATTCAGGAATACAATCAAAGCTGTGCTTGGCCCCAAGAGGATTCGGATGCAGGATCTAGGACTTGAAGATACCATTGCACAGGAATTTGTTAGTACCAATTCAACCGGTAAGTTTTTGAACAAACTGTTTTCTTACACAGGGTTCCGTGCTATTGACAGATTCGGTAAGAACACATTGATTAATGGTTCATTAAATAAAGCGCAGGCTTTAGTTAAGTCTACCAAAGGAACGCAGAAACTTAAATCAAAATATGGTGAAGTTTTTGGTGATGAGTTTGATCTATTGGTCAACGATCTACGTGCCGGTAAAATAACAGATAATGTCAAGCTCTATCTCTGGAATGAACTTTCTGATGTGCAACCCATCTCATTAACAGAAATGCCTCAACAGTATTTGAATTCACCTAATGGCCGTATTTTCTATGCGCTTAAAACATTTACTTTAAAGCAACTTGACTTGATTCGTAATGATATCTTTGCACAGATTGCACGAGGCAACTACACAGAGGGTGGTAAGAACTTAGTTCGATACATGACTATTGTGCCATTCATGGGTGCAACAGTTGATGAAGTCAAGGATGCTGTGATGGGACGTGGATTGAACCCAGATGAAATCCCAGATAACTATATCAATAACTTCTTTAAAATCTTTGCTGTTTCAGAATATGCAAGGGAAAATTCTCTGGATGATGGACGCTTTGGTACATTCATTCAAGAAACTGCAACCCCTGCAATCATCAGTCAGATAGACGCTATTGGTACATCATTGTTTGATGCATTCAGCGGTGAAGAAGTGAACACTCGTTTCTTGAGAGGGTTGCCGGGTATCGGGCCGTTCATCTACAACTTCTTTGGCGGTGGTTTAGATAAGTTTGAGCAAGAAAAATTCGAAGAAGCCTTTAAATTAGCAGAATAAAAAAAGCCCCCGAAGGGGCTATACTCACTGGAAAATATCAAACACTTCCCCAATGTGTATTTTACAGAATGGTAATGTAAAAATCCAACCATCAAAAAAATACACTTGGGAATCCTCAATAGACTCTCCTTCCTGCCATCCTAAAACGGGCTGAGACTCTACTGTCTCCAGTGCTAACCCAAATGAATTGTGAAACTTAACACTAATCATAGTTCTTTCGCCTTGTACATATGTCTGGCATTGCCTGTATACTTTGAAGCACTACCAGTCTTCATATACGCTTGGTCTATAGCACCTTGCGCTGTAAAGTCTCGATAACGTCCAATGTAACGCTCACCGCAGTACACGTCATAATATCTTACCATCCCCAGTTCTGACCTGCTAATCCATGTGCGTTATAGTCTGTTACCCTCTTCTCAAAGAAGTTTGACATACTGCTACCACCTAATAACTCTTCCATCCACGGTAAAGGATTCTCCTTAACCTTCCAGTTTGTCTTGAGACCAAGTTGGAGTAAACGTCTGTCTGCGAGGTAGCGAATGTACTGTTTAACATCCGCCGCCGACAAACCTTCCAAGTCACCCATCTCATACGCAAGATCAATAACTTTGTCTTCCAACTTGACTGCAGTCCTAAACATTTCGTATATATCTTTCTTGAAATCATCATTCACTACTCTTGGGTGTTCATCACAGAACTCCCTAAACAACTTAGCCATCCCTTCTGCATGTTGGCTCTCATCACGTACTGACCATTCAACAACCGTACACATTCCCGGCATCTTCCCGAATCTTTGGTAATTCAATAGCATTGCAAAGGCACTAAACAAACTCATCCCTTCATTCAGCACAGATCGTGCGATAGCCAGTGCAGTGCCTTGATGTGAATGTACGTCTAATCCGGACATGAACTCCAGTTTTGCAGACATTTGCTCATACTCTAAGAACGCTGTGAACTCCTCTTCAGGAAGTCCAAGAGTGTCATTGAGAAGGGCGTATGCTCGTTGATG